GTCAGTGCTTGGGGTGCCACATTTGAAGCTGAAGAGTGTTAATCGCTCTTCCTCTTGTGGGTACCCCTTGTGCCTTGAGTTTGCCAAGGGCAAGAAGGATATCTTTGGCGATGGCCAAGATTATGATCTTACCAGTGAGGCATCCCGCAAGGTGTTGCTTGAGGCTCAGGCTATTATTGATGACGCCAGGCGGGGTATCAGGCGCCCCCACATTTTTGTGGATTTTCTGAAGGACGAGCTGCGCACCAGCGCGAAAGTGGATGATGTTCAGACCCGCGCTATATCTGGGGCGCCTTTGCCCTATGTCTTGGCGTGCAGGATCATGTTTGGGGCTTTCATTAGCTCCGTTCACATCCACAATGTTGAGGTTGGGATGGCCCCTGGGATCAACCACCATTCTGAGTGGGGGCACTTGGCCCACAGGCTTCTGAAGCCTGGTGGCAAGGTTTTTGCTGGTGACTTTAAGGCCTTCGATGCCTCTGAGCAGCCAGATATTCACGCCATGTGTCTCAAGTACATCAACAAGTGGTACGAGGTTGGCGGTGCTCCTGCGGAGGATCAGCTAGCCAGGGAGGTTCTGTTCCTTGACCTTGTGCATTCTCGCCATCTCACCGGTGGTGGGTGCATTCGGGAGGCCATAGTGCAGTGGCACAAGTCTTTGCCTAGTGGCCATCCTCTCACCACCATTGTCAACTCAATGTATTCATTGTTCACTTTGACCGCGTGCTATGTCAAGCGCACCCGTGACTTGACTGACATGTGGGAGAAAGCTTACATCTGTACCTATGGTGATGACAACGTTTCCGGCGTTTCCGACGAGGTCTCTGAAGTCTTCAATCAAGAGACTGTCGCCGAGGATATGAAGGATTTTAAACTTGTCTACACTTCTGACCGCAAGGATGGGGTCCTCCGCAAGTATGAGAGCATTTACGATATCACCTTCTTGAAGAGGTATTTCGTGGATGCCGAGTGCGATAGCGGGTGGGCTGGCCCCCTTACACTTGACAGCATTCTGTACCGCATCTATTATTACAGGAGCAATAAGAATTTTGCAAGGGACATGGAGGCCAACGTTGAGAGTCTGTTGATTGAGCTCTCTATGCACCCTGAGGAGGAATGGACCGACAGGTACAACCTGCTCCGAGAGTATTGTTTGGAGGCTAACATTCCCTTGGCGATTGTTTCCAGGGATCAGGCCAGGAGCATCTTTTTCAGTAGGGATGATACCTGGTTTTAGGCTGCGTTTTTGGCACCTTGTAAATAACGTCGCCACGGCATGGTGTCAACTGAGTCGGCCACACGTACTACTCAGTTAGAGAGAATGGCGTCACCCACGTTGGCTTGTGCGAGTCGCGTGGTGTATATAGTAGCACACTATGGAACCTTCAAAAGAAACAGAGTGCAGCTCTATAACTGCGTTAGATGTACCCAGCAATGTTGATAACAATGCTGGAGTTGAATTTCGTGATGAGGCCAGTATTTGCGCTGTCGGTTACGCCGGTAGCGAGAGTCAGTTTTTGGTCGCTGATGATGATATGCAGAATCCTAAGAGCTTCTTCTCTCGCCCCACATTGATTGCTCGCGGCAATCTTGCCACCACACCTGGCTTGTTGTATGGCCTTAGCATTACGTATGCGAATTTGGTTAACAACATTCCTCAGTGGGCAGAGCGTTTGCGCGGTATCAATGGTATCAGAGGCGATTTAGTGTTCACGGTTGAGCACAATTGCAACCCCTTTCAACAAGGCATTTTGGTGCCCAACTTTCAGTATGGGCAGTTTCAGTTTCGTAGGGGCTCGCGACCCAGCATGTGCACACATTTGCCTCATGTTAGGCTTGATGTGTCAATGAACACTCAAGCAGTATTGCGCGTTCCTTACTTGAGCGAGTTTGAGTATTGGGGGCCTTCTGATAGTGAGAGGAATCTTTCCATGGGGCTTTTTAGTTTGACTCAGCTACTTGGCACTCCTTCACTTGCAGGATCTAACACGCCAGTGTATAAGGTCTATTTGCATATGGAGAATGTCCAGTTGCTTGGCCGTAGGAATATAGCTAGTACTACTTTTATAGTTCCTCAGTCTGGTGTGGCTCGAGCTAGAATACCTGGTTCTTCTAATTCAGAGGAGGAGCTCAAGTCCAATGGAAAGTTTTCTGGCGTGCTTGCTACAGCTGCGACTCTTCCTGGAGCTGTTGGCAGGGCTTTTCCCTCTCTTCGCCCTTTTATGGGCAGTGCCACTTGGTTTTTGAATGCATCAGCCAAGGCTGCCAGTGCCTTTGGATTTTCCAAGCCTGTGCAGACCGTTCCTTTGCAGAACGTGGCTCGCCACACTAATTTTTATGAGAATGTGTGTGATGTCCCCCTCACTGCTACAGTAGTGGGTGGGTTTCAGACAAACTCTGTGGCAGTATCGGCCGCGGTTGGTGGTACTGACCTTGATGAGATGGCATTTGACACCATTTTGTCTCGGCCATCCCAGATTTTCCGTGGCACTTTGACTACGTCTAGTGCCCATTCTGAGGTTCGGTATTGCAGCAAAGTTTGTTTGACTCATATGTGGTTTAGGGCGAGTTCTGCTGTGGACGGTGGCAATGTTTCTTTTCCCCGT